TGAAGGAGTCCTCGCCCTCTACGCCAGTCCACGAAATCACGCCGTCAACGAAGACCTTCGCATAGGCTTCCAGCAGGTCAGCGGGAGGGCGCGCGTCAATGTCCGCCGCGCTCATACCCTCCGCCAGACACCGCTGCGAGATAGAGACGACCTTGCTCATAGCGGCGTCCGGCGACTTGAATGTGAATATCGCGTCCTCGTGTTCCACGTCCACCGTCAGTATAGGTCTGTAAGCCATGTAACTCTCCTTCGCGGCTTTGGTGAAGTGCGGTCTCGCGGCTACTGTCTACGCCCAGCCCCAGGTCAGCGAGCCCGTCGCCGCCGTGCCCATGAAGCCGTAACTCCACGCGACCGGCGAGTTCGAGTCCACGAACCCGAATGTGAGCGGGTCTGCGGCGATGAGGTCGGAGAGGGTCAGCGTCAGAGTGTTGGTGCCGTTGCTGCCGATAAGCACCACGTCCAGGTCCTCCGGCATAACGTCATCATACAGCCCGACCGTCGCGCTCGGCATAGGGATGTCAGTGGTGATACCCAGCGTCAGTTCCTCGATGCCGTAGATGTAGTGAGTGGGGAGGCGCTTCTCCGTCGCGACCTTCGTATCTGCCGCGCCCTTGAATGTCACGTTGTTCGTGAGCGATAGGGACGCCGCACTGACGCCGTATTCCACGCCCTCAAAGGTGATGACGAACTCATAGTCCTCGAAGGTCAACGCGCCCTCTGCGTCCTGCGTCCCGCCGGTCGTGCCCTCGTCGGGGAGGTCCTTGCTGCCCCAAGACAGCGTGGACTTGAAGCCCTCACCCTGCGCGTAGTCCCACGAGGCGTCAGTGATAACGCAGTCGTGGTATTTGATTTCCCACTCGTCCGCGCCACCCTCGAACTCCAACTCCGTGAGCGCGCCTCGCGGGTAAGTGGCGCGAAGCGCCAGCGCATTGAGCGCCTGGTTCGTCCCGGTGACATACATGCTCGCCGAGCCGCCGGGCACGAGAAGCCCGCCGCGCCGAACCTCAGTGCCACCGATACCCACACGCCTGCGCGTGTCGGGATTGATGTTCATATCGCCGCCGTCGATGATCCCGGTGGCGGTGTCCGCGCTTGCGCCCGTGCCGTATTTCAGATACTGGAATATCCCTGATACTTCTGCCTGAGCCATGCTTCTTCACGCTCCTTCTACACTACAGCTTGAGTGCGCGGTCGGGCGCGGGATAGAAGGTCACCGCGTCGAGGTTCGTCCCATCTGCGCCGGTCGCGTCGTCAACGTCACTGACGCCGATGTAGCACGGGTAGGCGAAGGTGCGCCCACCCGCAGTCGTGTAGCTGTGCAGGAGGTTGTCCTCCATCGTGATACTGACGTTATTCTGGATTGTGTCTATCGTGCCGATCTCCTGCGAGACCCACACGCGGTCCGGAATATCGCCCGTCCACTGACTGAGAAGCACAGTCTGGCCCGACGCGAACTGGTCAGTCGCCGCGACCTTGACGGCCTTCTGGCCTGCGGCGTTGTTCTCGTCCTGCGCGGTCTCGCCGACGATGTAGGTGGTGCCGACCGCTACACTCGCGCCGACCGTTATCACTACGTCTTCACTCACGGGGGTAACGCCCGTCGCCTGCTTCACCGTCACGGTCATTGCCCAGTCAGCGAGGCCCTTCTTCGTGACACGCGCCAGTATCGGCGAAGGCCCGTTCGTGGTCTCACTCATGTCAGTCCCGGCGGTGAAGCTTCCGGTGCCGCCACCGTCGCCGATCATCGAGCCGAGCGTAAGGCCCGGTGCCGACGCGCCACCGTCCGCCAAGCTGCCGATGTTCGCGATGCTCAGGAACCCCGTCGCGTATTTCTCCTGCCATATCTGCGCGGCCCGCAGTGACAGGCGGAACTTCCGCGTGTTGAGGTAACCGTTGAAGCCTCCCAGCCCGAGGTCGGTGTTCCCATAAGTGCTGAGACTTGCCAGCACCACGCCGAGGTCCTGATATTCGCCGAAGGGCATAATGCCCATCGCCGTGTCCAGGTCCGTGAGGTTCTGGCCCTTGACGCGGTTCTCAAAGGTCTCGTCGGCGCTGGCGTCCACGCGCGTCCAGTTGTCGGTGCCGCCGGTGCCCGCGTAGACAGCCGCGCCCTTCTGGTAAGCCCACCTGTCTGCCATGCCGAGGATCGCTACGTCCGGTCCTGTCAATGCCATGCCTCTCAACTCCTCAGTGTCTTGTAGGTAACCACGATCTCCGCGTAGCGAAACACCTGCGTTGTGTTCTCGAAGTACTCGCCGATGCCGAAGGTGCAGGCGGTGATATGCCCCACCTTCGCGCCGTCGAGCGTCCGCACTGTCATCTGGTTTTGGAACTGCCCGAACTGCTCAATGAGGTCGAGCCGCGTGTCCTCAGAAGCGTCCGGGTCCTCCTCGTCGTCTTTCACCATGAGCAGCACTGCAATACGCGGGTTCGTCCACCACTTGTTGCCGCTGCCGGCGCTTTCCTCGTCGAGCCCCTGGAACGCCACGATCCCGATAGTGTCCTGCGCCGCAGACATACTGATGGTTCGCTGCGGCCCCCGGCGGAACACGCACGAGGCCAGCGGCTCCACTGCCCACGCGCGGAGGGCCGTGAGGTAAGCGTCGATGAGTTCCTTCGCCGTCACGTATGCCACAGTGCTACTCCTCCAGAAGGTCGCCGACGAGCGCCCGGAACTCGCGCTCAATCTTGGGCTTCGCGGTGTCAAGCGCCGGTTGCAGGTATGGGCGCTTGGGGATGGTCACCTGCATCGCCGTCCGCACCTGCCCGCCAATCTCGAAGACGAGCCGCTGCGCTTTCACTGGCTTGATGACCCCGCCGAGTTCGTGAATGCGTCCGTAGATGACTGCGGGGCCGATGTCTGACGCGAGGTCAGCAGGACGGTTCTTCACGCCGATGCTTCGCCCCAATGCGCCCGTGCTTTTGCCCGTCGTATTGAGTTTCTCCTTGACGTTGATCTTAGCCCCGCGCTGCACCCGCGTTGCTGACTTCTTCACCACGCCCATGATGCCCGCGTGGGCCTTCTTCGCCGCCTTGTCGAGGACGGCGAAAGCGTTCCCGGCTATCTGTATCCCGAAGCCAATTCCGCCCGGCATAGCCACGCCTCCTCTACCTCGTCGGCGTCATCTGGTTCAAGTCAAGCTGCACCTGGTCCCACGGTTCCGGCAACCCGCGTATCTTTTCCTTGCCCAGCACCAGCCACTTCTCCGCGTCCGCGTCCGCCACCGCTTGCCAGTGGCCTTCCTCGTCAAGCTGGTATGTCTCCACGAGCCTGCACCCGATGACAAGTTCGTCCGTCGCGTCACAGAAGCCCGTGTGCGTCAAGCGCAGGGTGTAGTCGTCGGCCTTCGCGATGCGCTCCTGCGCGGAGGTCTGCTGCACCTGCAAGTCCATGCTCACCAGCGCCGTCTCCCAGTCGGGCGCGTCAACGTCGCCGGTCTCCAGCGTCTCCACGCGGACGCGGTGCGTGAAGTCATTATCGTAGAGGTCGCCGAGCAGACTGCCGAGCGTCTCCTGTCTCATAGCCAAGTCCTCTCGCGTCGGCTACCTGCGGTTCCTGCCGCCGCCACGCCCGCCGCCCGCGCCACCACCGGGGCCTCCACTCGGGCACCTGCTGGTGTTACGGTTCGCCCGACGCCCGCCGGTAACTCCACGGCCCGCGCCACTGCCGTTCTGCGCTCCTCTGCGAACTACACTTGCCCTGCGCGCCGCCATGATACTGCGCCTTCTCTCTCGCGCCTTACGGCGCTTCGTCTACCACGTCATCCCGGTCATTGTCGAGGTTCCAGTCGTAGCTGAAGGTCTCGTAACTCGGGCTGATGATCGCCGACAGCGGCACGTCTTCATCCGACGCCGCCGAATCCACCAGCGCCGCCGCCTGCGCCCGCAAGTCCGCCGCCAGCTTCGTCAAGTCTTCGCTCACCGCGCCACGCTTCACGCTCACGGTCAGACGCGACCTGTTCGACGCAAGCACCAGCAGCAGCAGCGCCGCCGCCCGCTTGAGGCTGTCGCCTTCCTGCGTCAACGCCGCCTGCACCTCGTCGTCGTTGAAATCGTGCGAGGCGTAATCCGTATCGGCGACCAGCATTCGCACCTTGCCGATGGCGGTCGTCAGATCGTAAGTGAAGACAGGCATTTCGCACCTCTCTGGCTTTTGAGGAAGCGCGCAACCCGCGATGAAAGTCACGCGCTTCCCCGGCGGCCATCTGTCAGTCGTGTGAGCGCGGCTTAGGTCGTGCCGTCGCTCATGTATGCGCCACGGTAGTCCGCCTGGTCAGCGCCGAAGAAGAACCGGAGCTTGAATGCGATGTCGTCAGTCAGGAACGTGCCGTCGAAGGGGTTCTCGCCGCCGGCCAGCCGCTGCGCTTCTGCGGCTTTGACGTAGACCTCGGGCTCAGTGAAGCCGTCGAGGTAACCGTATCGCACTGCGGGGCGAATGCGCGGGTCCGCGAACAGATACCACGCGGTAGTCCCGGCAACGGTGTCGATGGAGGGCAGGAAGTGCCCGACCTCAAGGTTCGCCTGTCCTGCCACCATGTTCAGGGCCGGGCGTGCGCCGCCAGCGCCAGAGACGACGACGGCGGAATTGAGCAGCCGTCGCGCCGTGCCTTCGAGTGCCGGAGGAACTACCAGCGTGATCGGCCCGGCGTAGTGTCCGACGTTGCCGGACGGGTCGGCCATCGACCGCAGAGCGGTGATGCCAGCATCCAGGTTCGCCTCACCGTCATCCCCTGTGAGAACACCAGTGCCGTAGTTGCCGCGGCCAGCGGTGAAGAATGTCGTGTCGCCGGCGTAAGCCGAAGTGAACACGAACTCCTCCGTATACCTCGCCGACAGGCCCCACGTCGTCGGGTAATCGCCGAGGATGTTCAGGTCGCGACCGTCAGCGAGCCATGCCTCGAAGGACACGTCCCACTGACAGCCATACTTGCGCGTGGCGAAGTTGTAGTAAGTCTCGGTCGGGTCGATGGGCAGATACTCGCCCTTCTCGTCAACCGCTGGGATCGTCCGCGCCGCGTTGAGCTGGTAGTCGCGCCCACGTCCGGTCTGGCTGCCCGACACGCCACGAACAAGGTCCTTCGTGTCGCGACGGTAACCGATAGCCCCGAACGTGGTGGGGATCGAGTCGTCCAGATAGCCCACCATGACGCCACGGTCGGTCAGGTCGGCCATGTAGGTGAAGTCGCTGGTCGTCTGCGTCTCCTGCCGACGGCCTGCCTGTGCTACGCGGGTCAGCGATACGAAGCCATCACCCGCGAGGTTCTTCTCGCTTGCGTCAATTCCCATCATGTCGATAGGCATTATTTACAGGTCTCCTTCCTCTACTACGCTACTCGCGATCTGTGCGCGTTAGGTCAGTTGGTTCACGCGTCCGGCGACGGCCAGAACTTGACGCCGATGTCGTCGGTCGTGCCGGTGGCGAGTGCCTCCATAGCAGTGCCGAGGGCAACGCCGTTCGTTGCGTCCTTGTTGACCTCGCCGCCAGCCTCGTCCCAGTACAGCCAGTCGCCGATATTCACGGCGCTGTTTCCGCTGTTGTCGACCGCGTGGACCTCGATGGTGTGTCCGCCGGTGAGGTCGAGGACGATGGAGCCTGCGTCGTGGTTGTAGTCATTGAGCGCGATGCCGATCATGGCCCCGTAAATCACGAGGTCGCCGCTGGTCGCGGCTGCCACGGTCGTGTCGGCAGTAACCAGTGTGAAATGCTGGCCTCCACCTTCGCTGAAAAACTCCGACTTGTCATTGGTCTCTACATAGGTCGCGGGCATGATTAGAACCTCCTATGCCCTAACTTGATTTGCGTTGTGGACGTTGCGGCTTCGCCACCTCGCGGCTTCGTTACCGTGCGCCCATGAGCTTCTCAATCTCGTCGGTGGAATGGCCGGCGTCCTTGAGGCGCTGCGACAGGTTCGCCTCATACGCCTCCTGCGTCTCCTTCGTGACCGTGGGCACCGTCGCGCCTGCGCCAGTTACCCTCGTGCCGCCGCCGATTTCCTTCAGCAGCGCCATCTCGTGCTCCTTCGCGCCTTCGACGGCCTCCTGCACGCGAGCGGGGAGGTCGGCAGCGGGGATCGCCTGTCCAGCGAAGCCCGCGATGATGCGGGTCCGCGAGGCGTCCGCCAGACCCTCGGCTTCCTGCACGAGCCGCGTCACTACCTCAGCAGTGTCGCGCTTCGCGTTGTCGGCCTTCATCTCCGCGATGATCGCGTCCTGCGCGGCGGTCTTCGCGTCAACGGCCTCCTGCACTCGCGCATCGAGCGCCGAGCCGTCCGGGTCAGCGGCTGCCTTCGCAGCAGCGTCCGCGTCAGCCTGCTCCTTCGCGGCCTCGGCTTCCTGCGTCCGCTTGTACTCTGCGACTGCGGCCTCGCTGTCCTTTGCGGCCTGTGCCTTCGCAGCCTCCTGAATGCGCGCCTCGATAGCCTCAACAAGGTCGGGCCGCACCTTCGCGAGTTCGTCTCCGGTCAGCTTGTCCATCTCCACGTCGATCATCCTCTCCGTCTGTGATGCGGCCTCTAAGACTCGTCCGTGCGCGTTACCCGCTGGAACCAAGTCAACCGAATAACAATCAGTCAACCTGTCAACAACCTCGACGGTGTTCCCGTCAATGCGTCCGGGATAGTAGGCAATCCCAAGGTCCGCCGACAACCCCACGGCTTTCTTCGCAATGGGGTCATCCAGAATGGCTTGTGCTTCGGGGGTGTGCGCGTGGGCAACGGCGGTGACTGCGCGCCCGTTCCACTTCACGCTGCCCGCTTTCACGGTCGCGCCCCACCCGGTCAAGTCACGGTGGCCGCGCGTCGCTTGCGCCTTGACGGGCTCGTGATTGATGCACATTTTCGCGTCGTCAAACAGCCCCTCTGCGACCGCCGTCTGTAGCGCGGCCTCGGGGTAGTAACGCTTCGCGTCGGCAGTGAGACCGTATGCGATGATCTCAATACGGTGGTCGTTGTCGCCGAGGGCGTCGCCGATGGTGGTAGCGCCCGCTTCCTGTGTCCTCAGCAGAACGTGGTGGGGCTTGCGGTCGAATGGGGGGATGTCACTCACTGCTTCCTGCGTGTCGGCTTCGTCCGGTCGCTTGACCCACGCGCCGTCACTGACTTCGTATGCCTGCTCGAAACGAGACCACGCGACCGCCCACGCCTCGTCAGCGCCGCCGTCTACCTCTACACCATCGGCGACCTCAGAGACCCAGTTAGCCTGCGCCAGAGTGAGCGCAACGTCCTTGTGCGTCGCGACCTGCGGCGGGACTTCCGACAGGTTGGCGTATGGCATTTCGCACCTCACGTCTTGCGTGTGTTATCAAGACGAGGCTTTGCAGCGCGGACTTTGCAGCGAGGTTGGACTTTGCAACGGGGTGGCAGGAATCAAACCTGCGACCTGCAGAGCAACCGGCGAACCCACACAACCGGCTTCTACCGCTCTACCATTGAGCTACACCCCGGCACTCCGCAACCACTTCTTCGCGTAGTAACGCGCCGTCTGGCGCGGGTTCTCTACTCCATCGTGGCCACGCGATTCGCCGATGAGTTCTTCACCGTGGTATACCCAGACATATCGGCGGCCAGGCAATGCCCAGTGGAACAGCGTGCGGAAATCATACCCGTCTATCGTGAACGTGTCAATCTCCACCCGGCACCTCCCGCTCTTGGAGGATTGCGCGGTATTGCTTGCCGCACTTGCAAGTCTCAAAGCAACCCCTCTGCGTCGGGGCCGGTTACAGTGACTTGTTTGCCCAATGCATCATTTGCGTCCAGTCATCCTCGGTCATATCCTGCCTTTGTTTCAGAGGAACAAAGAGAAGTTCTGTGCTGCCCTTCTCCATCTTCACATTGTCGGTGTTGTTCGGGCCAGCCTCAAACGTGATAGACCACCCGTCAGTTACGCGGCTCAAACTGGATGCCGTGGTCACCTGAGTAAGGCTCAATGTGGTCGCTTCTCCCTTCCCAAATAGCGTCAGGAATACCCTCGGGAAATGCCGCGCACGCCCGCTCGCCGTCGTGGTAGTGCTTGCATTGGAGGCATATCGGCAACAGGAAACTCATATCACTTCAGCCCCATAGTTTGCTCAAACACTGTGCGCAGGTGCGGTGACAACATCTTAGAGCGATAGGTGCCGCGCTGCAATTCCACGAACGCCTCGGACAACGCTTCATCCCACGAACTTGAGGCATACGCACTGAATAGGTTCATCTGCTCTTTGGCAAAACGCTGCCACTGCGAGCTTACAGAACTGACGGGAATACCTGTCGGCATTTGCCACTCTATGCCATGCGCCGCTTCGTGGAGTGCTATGTCGGCACTGCTACGGCAACTCGTGCCAGCCACAAACTTCTGCTTGGCAATCGCCAAGTCGATACTGCCGTCACTGGCGAACAGGCTTACCACGTCACCTGCCGCGTTCACTGCTTCAAGTTCTTCGGCTTTCTCGCCAAGGACGTATATCATATCTTCAAGGCCGGGCTTGCCAACCTCTCGCGGTCCTATCTGCATGGTGTGGGTAAGGATACGGCCCTCATCATCAACGATGTTTGCCGACAGCCGCCCACCGTGCCGCGACCACATTTCCACCTCGTCAATAACCACCGTCTGTCCGTTGGCCTCCAAGCGCCCCATTGCATGGGCCACTTCCTCCAGCCGATTCGCCTTGTCCTGCGCTGATACTTCCCACCCGTATTGCTCGAACCCGGCTTCGTCATACTTGACCGCCACGCCGCGTTCGGCAAACCACTTCTCTCCGTCTTCTGGCGTGGCGAAAGAGGGTGACGCACTCGGCGCAGCCGCAGGCGCGGGCGGCGCTATCGCTCCTCGGATCGGCGCGGCGCTTGTGCGCGCTGCCTCTGTCAAGGGCTGGTAACCTCCGAGCCACGGTTGCGCTGGCAGGTCTGTCTCGTCGTCGATAACCGGCAACTCGTCGCACCGGCAGTTGCACACGTTTCCTGCGCTCGCCCCCGGATCGCCGGGGTGTTGCATGGCCTCGCCGCCAACGTCGAACGCGTCATCTATGCGCCGAACCTGTCCGTGCGCGGCGGCGTGGTCCGCGCGGGTCTCGCTATCCAGCAGCGTCAACCATTGCTTCTTCTCCACGCCATTCTGCACATACGCTTCATGGCCCACGGTGCCCTGCGCGACGAGCGTTTCCGTCCGCGCGATGTTCTCCGCACGTCCAGCATACGTTCGCGGGAATATTTTGTCAATGCGTTTCGCGACTTCTCGCGGCCCCTGGCCCTCCGTGTAAAACTCCCGCGAGAGAGTATCGCGCAGGTTCTCGAGCATCGTCTGCGACACTTCGCCAGTGATCTTGACGCCACGCGCCTGCAACTCATTGAGGAGTTTCGGGTCGCGCAGGTTAAAGACGAAGGCCTCGCCCGCCGCCGCGTTCCACTCCTCGCCTCGTGCCAAGCGTTCGCGGAGGGTCTCGCCCTCGCGGTTTGCCACGGCCTCTGTGCGTCGCGCTGTGAACGGTGCCGAGAGCGCCGCAAGTATCGCATTCACTGCGCCCTGTCCGCCGATGTTCCCGGCCTTCAGCGTGAACTCGTCCAGCGTCTCGCGGAGGGCAACGGCGTCCGGCGGCACCTCGCGCCGCAGGGTCCGCGTCAGCGCCCTCTCACTTGGCGCGTAGTCCAGTGTCTCTAACCACCGCTTGATGTCCTTGTGCCACGGGCTTATCACCCGGCGCTGCAACGCCCTCGCGAACTTCACCTCCAGCGCATCGAGTTCCCGTCTCAGCTCAAAAGGGCGCACCGCCTCCTGGCGTCGCGCTTCCTGCGCGGACTCTTCGGTGGCTTCCTCTTCGTCGGGCGCGGGCGGGATTGCGGCGTCTGCCTCGGGCACGTCCACGCCGCCCTCGTCCTCGGCGGCCTTGCCTTCCATCTTTGTCTGCGGCGGGTACTGCTCCTCCATCACCTCGGCAATGTTATTGGTGCCCAACGCCACGTAAGCTTGATAGCTCGCTTCCTGCTGCTCCACAATCCCTGCTGCTACTGCCGCAGGCAACGCCGTCAACAGCGTCGCGGTAGACTCCGGCGTGCGTGGCTGCGCAGGCGGCATGTTTATGTCAATCGCAGTGTCTACCTTCAGCGGCAAGCTCACGAACGGGGCGCGGGTCTCAGCACGGACGCGGCCAATCGCGAACTGGCAGAGGTCATTCCACGTCCCCCGATACATCGCCTGCCTGTCGTCGATGCGCCAGATAGCCGGGAGTTCCATTGCAGTTGCCGTTGCCAAGTTACCGGAGTTGCCCTGAATGGCGACCTTCCCGTTACGCCGGGTCACGAAGAATCCGGTCGGCACTTGATAGCACCAGACGGTTCCCTGATATACCTCGCGGCTTATGTTGCGGGGAACTACGCCAGCTTCTCGACGCGTTGAGCCATTAATAGCCCAGATGCCATCAGCATGTTTTGCGATATTCGCTTGCCACCCCAACAATAACGCCGCCACTTGGAGCCCGTCAACGAGTTCCTTTGACATAGACTTGTAGCAGATATTGTTTCCGTTCTTGCCGTTCCTCGTGCCGTCCCCCTTTACTGCTGCGTCCCATAGGCGCTCCAACACACTGATAGGCCACAGCGCGCTCCCGTCTGGTAGCCGCTTCGTATATGAACCAGTTCCGCATTGTTCGCGGAGCCACGTCCAGAGGCGCTTGTTCTGGAAGTTGAAGTTTATCACGCCGTTGCAGTCCAGTTCATGCACTGCCCACGGGAGGCGCTCAAGCAGAGCCCGAATATCATCAGCGTCCGCGCCGGGCTTCTGCGCGATGCTAATGCGGTAGAATATCCGCTTCTCGCGCTTGCTAGTGCGCTTGCGCAGGACGGTTCGGGGATCGCCATTCTTCTTCAACGGTCCCAGCGTACTTCCCTCAGAGACGAACCACCCGAGGAATGTTCCCACGTCTTCAGGCGATACCCCCTCAAACAGCGCCGCGCCCTCTGGGTCATCAGTAAATATCGTGGAGCCCTGCACCGCGCTATCAGGCGCAGTGCGGAATGACCACCCCGCACTCCGCGAATCCAGCGTATTTGCAGGCGTGACATTGTACCCACGGTCGAGTATCTCCGCGCCGCCGTCTGCTATGCGCGGACGCCCCGCCTTTCCTTCGGGACGAGCCCCCTCGGGCGGCAGGCGTTTTGACTGGCTGTTCGGGCGCGCAAGCATACGGTGGTCTTTTGTCACGGCAATATCCTGCGCCCGCGTCGTGATATGGACGATCTCTTCGTCCACCTCAAACTCGTGAAGCTCAATGGGTTCCTGCCACTGAATTTGATGCTGCCCCGGATGGTAGCAGGCTATGCGCGTGCCGTCCTCCACGTCCTTGTAATTGCGCCAGCCGTCCTCCGTCAGCACTTCCGTATCCGCAGTGTAACAGGACGAGTCACCGTAGAAATGCTCGCCGAACCCGAACGGGCGGATCGCCTCAAGCAGCGTCTCGCGCGAGGCCCCTGTCAAGTTCGTGCTGCCTCCGGTGCCGACGTTGACCGGCGTCGTCTTCACGTTCTGGTTCTCGGCCAGCACCGCCGCGTCGCCGGGAGGAGGCGTCTTCATCTGGTCTGCCATTGCCTTCAGCGTCGCCGCGCTCTTCGTCGTGACCTGCCGCTGCCAGGCGAACATCGCCAACGCCTTCGTGAGCGTCACGAGGCTACGCACTGACCGCGCGTGCGCCTTCGACCAGTCGCTCATACGGTGCGCCTCGGGGACGCCGCGCAAGCCGAGGGTGTTCGTCTTCACCTGGTATAGCGCCGCGTCCTCCTGCAAGTTAGTCCCCGCCTCTGCGAACAGCACCTCTGCCGCGTCGTCTTCGCGCTCCTCTGCCTCCATGAGCCACGGGGCATAGCGCCAATCGCGGTAGTACCAGACGACCGTCTCCGTCGCGGGCGTATACTGCCCCGAGCCGACGTTCAACACCTGCGGGCGGAACTCCCGCCGATACATTACGGGCTTGCGGCGGTTCTCCGGGTGCGTTATCACCTGCGTGATCTCGCCCACCGCGAGGTCGGCGACCTTCACCTGGTCATCAGCGTCGCTGGTATGCAGTGAATACCACTTCTCGCCTTCGACTATGAGCGCGAGGTTCAGGAGTATCTGGGCCTCGCGACCGAAGACGCTCAGCTGATTATCCGGGTCCTCCCAGAAGCGCGTGACGACCTTCTCCACGCGGCTGTCCGTCGCGGTCGGAGTGCCAATGCCGCCGCCGAGCGCGCCCGACTGGAGCAGCATCGCCGCCTGCCCGAGCGTGGGGTCATTCTCCCATAGCACGATGCAGGTGGAACGGATGTCTTCGAGGTCAGACGCGCTGATGTCCATAGCGCCTGCACCACCACCGCCGGTCAGCGACAGCCAGCCCTCGCCCTCCGCGTCGAGTTCGCGCTTGAGGTTCGCGCTGACGGCCTCTGCCACGCGGGAGAGTTGCGCCTCCGCGCGGTAGTAAGCGTCGGAAGCGGCGCGTTCGGCGTCAGTGGGCTCGTGGACGGGCTTGCTACGGTCGAATATGCTCATAGTAACCTCAATTCGCGCTCTGTGCGAGCGGCGAGACGGCGGAGCCGCCCCTTCTCTGCACGTTGCGAATCGCGCCATCCCCAGAGGTGACCTTCCTGCTTGTTCAGCAGAAACGGTGTGGGCCTGTCGGCGCGTGCGGGTGTACCGTTGTCTTCGCTCATAGCTGCCTCACTTGGCTACTCTGGTCCGTCGCGGTCGAGCAGGTCTTCGCTGATGCACGCGTTGCGGACAAGTCTGCGGGTTGGTTCTCCTCCAAGAGGAGCCTCATCAAGGCCCGTTTCTTTGAGGTGCTTTTGCACCCGCATCCAGCACCGCCGCCAGCCGCGACTTCATCTCGCGCGTGGCCTCGTCGCGGGCTTCGCATTTCAACTTCTCCACTGCCATGAGCCAAGTCTCGCGTCCTCGCCCTCCAACAGGCAGGCATACTGCACATGCGGCATTCGCGAGTTCACCATGAAGCTCCTGTTTGTAGGCCAGTGCCTTTGTGAGCGAAGTCTGCATGTGCGCCTTCTGCTCGTGCAACTCTGCGACCTCCGCCGCTGCCTCCGCTTCCTTCTGCGCCTGCAACACCTGCCACTGCGCGTCTCCCGCCGCCTTCATCGTGATAGTCTCGCTGCTTTCCTCAGGCGTCACCGTCGTCTCCGTGATCGTGAAGTTCCTCGGCACTGCGTCTACCGCGTCCTCGATAGCCTTCCACTGCGCTGCCTCTGTGTAGTCGGTCCTCAGTGTTACCGCGTCAGCAGTGGCAATACACTCGGCGACGAACGTCGCGACGCGAACGCACAGTGCTTCGTCCTTTGCGCTGGTTACTGGCAGTTCCGCGTAAGCTATCGGTTCCCCCTCGTGCCGCATGACAACCCGCGCCCCCGTGTAGGTGCGCGCTATCCTGCCTCTCGGCGACAACACTTCAAGCGCCACCGGCCACTCCACGGTGATGATGTAGCCCTTATACTCAATCTGCTTCTCCATCAGTCACGGCCTCCCTTTGCGGCTTCGCTTCATCGCGGTTGCGACCTCACTCGTCCATCCAACCCCCGAATTCGTCGTCCACCCAATCCTCGAGGACATCCTCAATCCCGATAGTATCCTGCTCCTCAAACTCCAGCGGCGTGAACGCCAGTGCGCCCGCGTCCGCCTCGTCCGGCGACGGCAGGCCCCGCGCGCGCATCGAGTCCTTACTCTCTATCTTCACGCGGCCCTTCGCGTCGTATCCGTAGCGCATCCCCGATACCTGCGCAGTGAGCCGGTCTACCTCCGCGCCGGTCGCCGCCACCACCAGGTCCGGGTAACCGTTCCCCGCCTCAGCATACTCGCGCAGGTTCCAGAACATTTCGGCGCGCTTGTTGGCGAAGCGGTCGCGGTCGATTGCGCCGCCGCCGAACTGGACTCCCACGTATCTGACTCCATTATCACTGCGAGCGTGGAGAATGTCAACCGTTCCGCCACCTACGCCGCCCGCGTCCACTGCCACGAGGACTTCACCGCTGCCCTTGTGCGTGTGCGCCAGACGCCGCGCTGCTTGCGCTGCGAGGCCCGCCACCTGCGTCGCGGGGGTATCACCGGGGTATGAGGTCAACGAGGTGAGCGTCGTGCCCACACGCTCCGCTATGGACGTGCTGTCACCGCCGAAGCGCGCTACGTCAACGCCGACCTGGAGGTTCCCTGTCAGCGGGTCGGGGACTTCGCGTTGCCGCGCGCCCTCCATCCACGCAAGCGGGACGATCACCGCCTCCGCGTCCTCCGCCGGGAACTCTGCAAGCACCTTCGCCTGATAGAGCGGCGTGTCCTCGCCCCACGTCGCCTTCGCTTCCTCTACCCACTCGCAGCTCGTGAGGTGCGCGGCCAGCACGGCAGATACGTCCTCACCTGTGAAGTTCGGCGTGGAGGAGGCGGGTATGCTAATGCAGTGGTAGCCGAGTTGGGGCTTCTGGAACGCGTCGTAGAAACGCCCCGCCGGTCGAAGTGGGTTGCCAATGAGGAGTTCGCGGTATTCGCCGCCAGTGCCGAGGGAAGCGATGGCGTCGTAAATATCATCGGGCACGCCGGACGCTTCGTCCACGATGACCATGAGGTGCGGGCTGTGTATGCCCTGAAACTTCTCCGACTCGTTCGTGGAACGCCCGTAAGCCTCGTGACCGGGGCCGAACCGCAGGGAAGCCTTCATGCACTCGCCTGCCTGCTTGATGTCGGCGATGCGCAGTTCCCCCCATGCGAGATTGACTTCTTTCCAGAGTAGCTTCTCTACCTGGTTCCACGTCGGGGCGGTGGTGATGACCTCTGCGGGGTGACGCGTGCTGAGGAACCAGATAGCGATGCGAGCAGCAAGCCAGGTTTTTCCTGGCCCGTGGGCCGACCGCACCGCAACGCGCTTGTGCCGCGAGACCGCCTGTGCCACCTCGCGCTGCTTCGACCAGAGTTCCGTCCCGAACGCGAAGGGGAGGAACTCGTCCGCGTTGTCGCGAAAGCGCCTGCCACGGGCGGCCTGCTCGGAGGTCGCGCTGCGCTTGCGGTTAGCTGGTCTCGTGGCCGTCGCCACCGTGTCTACTCCCCTCCGCTATTTTTGCGCCCCAGAAAGCCTCGCGCTCAAGACATGCCCTGCGGGCCGCGTCGTTCTCCGCAGCCCTCGTCCTGTAATCATCAGCTTCTTGGCGAGCGACTCGCATATTGCGTCGCCACTCAGCGCGTTCCTGCTCGGTCATAGAAGGGTCGCCGCCTCTTTCGCGCAATTTGGAAACCCAAAAGTGCCGCTTCTCTGCCAAGACCTCCCGCGCAACACTCCTCCACAGTCCCCACAGTATCACGTTGAAGCCCAGCGATATGCCCAGCGCGATAGCCAGCCACAGAACCGTTGCGCTCATACCGGGTCGCCTCCCGCCTCGGCGTTCATCAGGAGCGCGAGTTCGTGAATGGCCCTGGATACCCGCGTCTCAGATGTCCCGCCAACTCCCCATATCGGCACCATCGGGGTGTGAACGCGGGCGGCATTTAGACACGCTAACTGATACTCAAAGGCCGATATATCATTTGCGGTTGTTGGGTTGGGGTGCCGCGCCCGCAGTTGTTCTTTGTTGGCAACAGCCTCCAGCACTTCCCTCCGCGTCATCATCGGCTTGTCCGGCCACCCACGCTCCTTCGCGAAGGTCACGGCGGCGTCAAACCACTCGTGGGCAGCGCGAGCGCGAGAGATCAACTCCTTCAATTCTTCGGGTATTTTACTCCAAAACGCCCGCTGGGGAAGTTGCCAGTTCTTGCAGTCTTTTAGCGCCTCCCATGCCTCCTCTGCGTCCGCGAACTCGTGCTTGAAAGCCTTCTGCTCACTCATCGCTTGCGCCTCCCTGTCCGTCCTTCGCTGCTTCGCTATCCGCGTCCTCCGCGTCCTCGGCCTCCCACTTCTTCACCGCGTCGAACCAGCCGATCTCCTGCTGGATCGGCCCGCCGTCAGGCCCGGAGAGTTCGTGCTTCTCCGTCTTCATGCCCCAGCGCCGCTGAAAGCGCTTCTCCAGGAACCACTGGTTTGAGCGGGGGTCGCCAGGCACGAGCTTGGTCTCGTTGCCGTCCTCGTCGAGAATGGGGTTGCCGTCCCTGTCGCGCAGTATCGGCGGCACCCTGTCCTGCCCGCCAAGTTGCACCTGCGCGGCCATCCGCACCTCTGCTTTCGCCGCAGCTTCCTCCGTTGACTTGAAGAACGTGGCGTAAGCGCGGTCATTTCCTTCCGGCACCGCGTCCAGGTCAAGCTCTGCTTTGAGCAGCGCTTCCTTGCCCCACTTCTTCCAGTTGTAGCCGGTCCCCTCGTCAATGCCGCAGTAGGCACAGGCACACTCGAAGTAGTTGCCTGCGAACATGATCTTGACGAACTCCGCAATCATCTCGGGAGTGCATAGCGTGTTGCGGCCTGCCTGCTTCACCGTGTCCTCAGCCATCTACCTCACCTCGAACTTCTCGCCTGTCGCCTCCAGCGCTTCTTCGGCTTCGGCTTCTGCTTCATCGCGCACCTTTAGTTGGCTACGCGTCACCCATGACTTGCGGTATTCAGTATCCTCGAAGAGTTTAGAGAAGCCGGTGATATGCTTCAAGCGCAGCAGTTCCTCCGGCCCCATACCGAGTTCATTGCAGACCTCCGCGTCACTCATACCCTCTTCGAGCATCTGGAAGACGAGGCTGGACATGCCTGCCACTGTGTGCTTTCCCCGCGCCCTGTTGTGTCGCACCGTTGACGCCATACGCTCCGACAATGACTTGTCCAGCACCACGCAGGGGAGGAGGCCGCCCGTTGACTCCATGACCTCAGTAGATTGCTTCATCACGTAGTAGCGATGGAAACCATCGATGATGACATACTTGTCGCGGTCGGGGTCGTAGATGGTGACCACCGGCTGCGTGTAGCCATCGTGCATGATGGAGGTGAGCAGGAGGCCCAACTCTATCTGCGCGACGGAGTTCGGGTTGTAGTCGTTCGGCTCGACCTGCTCAATCGGTATCCAGCGCACGTCGTTGACCGGATGTTTGCTCAGGTCAGCTGTCTGCTTCGCGCGTATCTCGCGTGTGCTGAGAGCCATGAGTGCCACTTCGCTCCCTCAAAATCCCGTGTTAGTATCATAGAAACGTGCAACCTGTGCATCTCTTCACAGTAGCCGGTCGGAATTGCATAGTCAAGCAGCAAGCCGGTGCCGCACCCCACGTCAAGCACGCTCAACTGAGAGAGGTTGCCAATCCGCGCAA